TACATCATCTGCAATACCTCCCGTGAACTGCGCCCGAATTCAACATCCACTACATACCCGTTCTACCTTGGATCAGCATCCTACTACTGGCATTACGCTTACATTGGATCGAATACGGTGTCCATCGGAAGTACCAAGTCGTCAAAACTCGGCTTTTTCGGCACGACTCCCATTATAAAGCAGACACTCTCCACCACATCCAACAACATGAGTTATACCAGCACCGCTGAACAGCCGAACGAAAAGGAAAGTAGCCGCTTATGCTCGTGTAAGTACCGATCATGAAGAACAGCAAAGCAGTTACGAGGCTCAGGTTGATTACTACACCGCATACATAAAAGGAAGAGAGGATTGGGAGTTCGTTTCCGTATATGCGGATGAAGGGATCACCGGCTGTAATACTAAGAAACGTGACGGATTCAACAGCATGGTGGAGGATGCTCTGAACGGAAAGATTGACCTCATCATCACAAAGTCCGTCAGCCGTTTTGCCCGAAATACAGTGGACAGTCTTACCACCATCCGAAAGCTGAAAGAATACGGTACTGAATGCTACTTTGAAAAAGAAAACATCTGGACGTTCGATGGTAAAGGCGAACTTCTCCTGACAATCATGTCCTCTCTCGCACAGGAAGAGAGCCGATCTATTTCTGAAAACTGTACTTGGGGACAAAGAAAGCGATTTGCAGATGGTAAGGTCACAGTTCCGTTCGGCAGATTCCTCGGCTACGACCGGGGTCCCGATGGGAATCTCATAGTGAACGAATCCGAAGCGGTCACCATACGACGAATCTACAGTATGTTTTTACAGGGGACTTCACCTTATATGATCGCAAAAATACTGACAACAGAGGCTATCCCCACTCCTGGGGGAAAGCCGACATGGAGTTCGAGTGTAGTCCGTAGTATTCTGAAAAATGAAAAATACAAAGGTGATGCTCTGTTGCAGAAGTCCTATACTACGGATTTTCTTACCAAAAAGAAGAAAATCAACGAGGGAGAGATTCCGCAGTATTATGTGACAAGTAATCACGAAGCGATTATACAACCGGAAGTGTTCGATATGGTTCAGCGAGAAATGACATATCGCACTAAAGAATCAGGGAAGAAAAGTGGTGTCCACCTTTTCTCCGGAAAGGTAAAATGCGGTCAGTGTGGTGAGTGGTATGGATCAAAAGTGTGGCACTCCAATGATCCTAAATACCGCAAGGTGGTATGGCAGTGTAATCATAAGTTTTCCGGCGAAGACCGATGCATTACACCGCATCTTACCGATGATGAAATCGAGCGTCTTTTCATATCTGCGGTGAACAAGCTGATTTCACAGCGAGAAACTATCGTCACAGTTTTTACCGAAGCGATGCGGACTGCCCTTGATACCACGCATCTTGAAGAAACAGCTTCTGGGCTGGAAAGCGAAATGGCTATTGTTTCCGACCAGATGCAGAAATGTATATATGAAAACGCACGGGTTGCACTCGACCAGGATGAATATAAACGGAGATACGATGAACTGACTGCCCGGTTCGATACAGCAAAGGCTCGGTACGATGAAGTTAGAGTCACCATTGTCGACAAGCAGAACCGTAAGGCTACCATAGAACAGTTTTTGCATACCCTCTCCGAACAGGAGCAGATGGTCGAATCCTTTGACAAGAACCTCTGGTGCGGACTGGTCGATTATGTGACGGTATACTCCAGGGATGACATACGAGTTACCTTCCGAAACGGAACGGAAATTAAGGAATAAGCACAGACAGCAGAACACCTCACTACCATGACGGCAGTGAGGTGTTTTCAGTTATCGTGACCTTGCCGTGTAACGCAAACAGCACCACTGGTAAGTAGTGCTGTTGCTCCTTGATGGCCCTATTTACTTTACTTTGTTATATTGTAGCCCCGGAGAACCCGTTTTATTGCTCTCATACTCTCTAAAAGGATACGGCTCTCTTCCTGGGAACAATCGAAGAGAATGTCCATTTCTTCTTCTGTACGATCCGTATTTGCGGATAAAAGGTTTCCGGCAAGTAAATCATCTGCAGATACATTTAATGCATTTGCTATGTTAAGTAATACCTCAAGACTTGGGGCTGCCACACCCCGCTCGATATTGCTAATGTAGACTCTGCTTGTTTCAGCTTGTTCCGCAAGTTCTTCTTGCGATAACCCGCTCTGTTTTCTATGATGCCGAACTCGTGCTCCAATACTTTGACAATCCAGCATTTTTATCCTCCTTTTCAGGGGGCCATCAAGGTACTCGTATGTTACCTCTACGCTGAAAATATTGCAACGCTGTGTATTTCAAGTATGCAAGGCAACAATGCAGCTACCTGCCCCGCACTTTGCATGCTTGCCGAAATGTATATTACCGGTTTACACAACGCTGTAAGTGTGATTCCTGGTTTATGGAAATGTGTAACGATGCAATTTATAATATACGCATCACTTTCAAGGTGACTGTAGTCTGGTTCAACAGAAAGGACACTATGATGCTTGATTTATGTGATGGTCAATTGAAACTATATAGCAGTGTAACGGAAACCGCCGTTGACTGGCTTTGGTATCCATATATTCCGTTTGGAAAAATCACTTTGATACAGGGCGACCCTGGGTGTGGTAAGTCAACATTGATGATGAGTATTATTTCAGCTGTATCAAACGGCAGCACTGCACCGGACGGCAGAAAGCTGAAAAAACCAATGCACGTGATTTACCAATGCTCCGAGGATGGTTTAAGCGACACAATTAAGCCTCGCCTAAATGCCGCCGGTGCTGATTGTGCCAACGTAGCATTTTTGGACGAGGAGATTAATTGGGTAACGCTCAATGACGACTCCGTTCGCAGAGCCATTTCAGATTTTAATGCAAAGCTGTTGGTGATAGACCCCATCCAGGCATACCTCGGAGAAGCAGACATAGCAAGTGCCTCTGGGATAAGAAGGGTTTTACGCCAGCTTTCGTTGTGGGCTGCAATGTATGACTGTGCAGTTGTTTTAATTGGGCATCTGAATAAGAAACAAAATTCAAAAGAACTGTATCGAAGTTTGGGCAGCATAGACCTTGTTGCCGCAGCCAGAAGTGTAATACAGGTTGAGCAGATGCAGGAAGAGGCCATTTCCGTTATTCATCATGTAAAAAGCAGCCTTTCACCCAAGGGGAGAGACTTGTTCTTTTCCATTGATTCTTCTCGAAAATTAGAGTGGTTGGATATTGACCCGGAGGATTACGAAAGCAATGATGCTTCCTATTATGTACAGGAAAAAATGACAAAACAGGCACGGGCGGCAGATATCCTCCGTGTAATGCTTTCAGATGGCCCGGTGGCCGTTTCTGAAATCCACACTCTTTTTAACAAAGAAAACATCAGTGAGCGAACCATAATGAACACCAAAAAGCAGATGGGCATCAAGTCCGTCAAAAAAGATGGTGCATGGTACTGGCAGCTCCCCAAAAGTTCCGCAGAAAAGTAAGAGGGCAGACTTATGGCAGAAATCCAAGCGAGGGAACAACTTCGACAGGTATATCAGAGGATGGACGAAAGCACCAAAAAATTCATCCCAGCAAAACCGAAAGCGGATTTGTATGGGGAAGGCCATATTTATCGTGTGTGTGCGTATTGCCGTGTTTCCACAGATAATGACGAGCAGTTGTCCTCGTTTGAACTGCAGCAGACGCACTACCGCCAACTAGTAGAAGACCACCCTAATTGGGAGTTAAAGCACATCTATGCCGATGAAGGCATATCCGGTACATCCCTGAGAAACAGAGATCAGTTCAATGAAATGATTGCTGAGTGCCAACGCGGGAAGTATGACCTTATCATCACTAAAAGTGTATCACGATTTGCGAGAAACTTAGTTGACTGCATCTCACTTATCCGTATGCTGAAAGGCTTGACTCCGCCCGTGGGTGTATTTTTTGAAACGGATAACCTCTATACGCTTTCGGAGAACACGGAGTTTATGCTTTCCTTCCTCGCCACCTTTGCGCAGGAAGAGTCAGTGAAAAAGAGTGAGGCTATGAACTGGTCTCTGCAGCAGCGGTTCAAAGATGGCAAACTGCTGACTCCGGCGCCGTTGGGCTATGACCGACCAAAGGATGTAACCGGGCGGTATATAAAATATGCGCCTCTTGAAGTGAATGAAAGCGAGGCAAGGATCGTCCGCTTCATCTATGATGCGTATCTCGCAGGGTGGTCACAGGAACAGATTGCATCATTGCTCACGGACATTGGCTGCGGGACGAAGTCCGGCGGTACGGAATGGAATAGCGGTTCCGTAGGCTATATTCTTACCAATGAGCGGTATTGCGGCAGTGTTCTTACCTGGAAAACTTTCACCGCTGACCTCTACGAACACAAGCATAAAAAGAACAATCAGGATCGAGACCAATATCTGTATACGAAGCACCACGACCCTATCGTCACTGTAGAGCAGTTTGAGGCTGTGCAGGTGCTTCTGGAAAACCGAAAGCATCATATGCGTGGAGGACTACCGCTCCTTCACGTTATTGACGAAGGCATTTTCAGAGGCTTTATTCCCATCAACCACCATTGGATAAATGACAATCCCGGTACTTATTACGACATTTCCAACAGCGTCCGGCAGCCGGGCCGCACAAAGGCCATCAGCAAAACCGCATTTAGTGCCTTTGACCTTGATGGTTACCAGGTTGTGCGCAGCCAGTTCCTTCAGCTTCGTTATGAGGGTCCGGTTATTAATATTTCAAACGAGAGAATATCCTTCAACAAGTTCTGCGTTCAGAAGTTCGATAACATCGCCTATATTCAATTACTCCTGCATCCTGCAGAACGGCGCATTGCGATCCGTCCATGCAGGAAGGCTGATGCTCACAGTATCCGATGGCGTCCCGACCCGGAAAAGCCTGTGTATTCCAAAACCTTAAACTGTCAGCATTTTGGTAATGCCCTCTACAGCATAATGGCTTGGAATCCGGATTATATTTATAAAATCCGAGGCACCTGGGCTTCTCGCGGATCGGAGCAGATTATCGTGTTCAATCTTCCGAATGCCGTTCCTGCCACACTCTTGACATGCGAGGACAGCGAAGCCTCAAAAGCAAAACGACGCGTTGAGTTTTGTCCGGAGGAATGGGATGGAGAATTTGGTGACGGATTTTATGAACACGCCCTTGATAACGGATTTTATTATATCGCTCCCAATACTGAGTGGAACTCTCAGGCGAGCAGCATTCTCGCTCCCGGTATGGATCAGTTCTCCTCCGCATCACCGGAGCAGCTTCAAATGTCGATTGAGAATCTTAGGAGAGGAATTGGTACAGAAGATGGAGAACCAACCTGAACACTATTTCAACAACAGCATAGTTTTAGAGAATAACCCGGAGGAAATGGAAGAACTCGTGAACCTCGCGGGCTATCAAGTCACAAAGGCAGAACTGTTTGCCCACTCCCGTGAACCCGCCATTACCATCTGGGATAGCAGAATTAAATTCAACATGGCCTGCTTGAGGCGCTTTCCCGGGGTCACCCATATACAGATCCTAATTCACCCGGAGCAAAAAAGGCTCATCGTTCGTCCCTGTGATGCAGATGCCCCAGACTCCCTTCGGTGGGCGCGAGGCGGTGGCGAAAAAGAACTCATGAACCGGGATTTGCTCTGTAAAATCTTCGCCGCCAAGGTGTTTGACCTTATGGGGTGGGACGCCCAATATCGGTACAAAATGATGGGAAAGCCCGCCGTGTGCGACGGTGAAATGCTATACCTTTTCAAACTCACCGATTTTGAGTTGTTTGTGAAAGGTAAAAAGACAAAGTCCTATCTTCCCGGTGAATGGCGGGAGTATTTCGGCACTCCCGTTGAGCAGCATGAGGAGTCTTACAAAATTAATCTTGCCGATGGTTACATTACAACCGATAAAACATAAGGAGGTATTCAAATGAACATGATTAACCCTATCGAGGAAGTATCGTTGGAGGGATTCCAAATTGTTGCATCAGATATGTTCGCTCATCTTCCTCGTAAAAACGATGCGACCTGTACCATTTGGCCGACAAAACTGTCGTTCAGCAAGCTGGTGCTTACTGCTCTGAATAACTGTGAGTATGTGCGTATTGAGGTAAATCCGCGCACCAAGTGTCTCATAGTTCTGCCGGTCTCTTCAACAGATAAAAACAGTATTCGGTGGATAAAAGGCTCCAAGGAACTCAACATCCGCAATATGGAATCTAAGCGCTTTGGGGAGCAGATATATAAAACCTGGGGCTTGGATATGGATTACAACTACCGTGCGATAGGGCGTTTGGTAACTGCCAATCAGAAGGTAATAATGTTATTTGATTTCAATGATGCGGAAAACTGGAAAACCAAAAGGGATGACAAGTAATATGGCAGACACATACATATCATTCTACCTCCGAAACAATCGCATCCACGTATTTGTAGATGCTCTGCGCGGCATTGGAAGTCCGAAATATGTATGTTTTATGATTTCTGATGATGGGAATACCCTGATCTTATCCCCATACGGAAAAAAGGACTTTCACTCGCATCGTGTTCCTCAAGACGTTTACCAAAGGATCGGCAGCTTAAACTTAACGAGCATCCGCCTGTGCCAAATCCTTACTGCCGAGTTTGGTTGGGACAGCAGCAAGTCCTATCGCATCCCGGGGAGGTTGGATATTTATAAAAAAATAGTTGTTTTTGACCTTCGGTTCGCCAGTACAATAAGAGAATAAAAACACAGATTTCAGCCCATCATACCGTCTGCCGGAGTTCGGACATATCGCCTTCAACCGTTTCAATGGTCGAGCGGAGTTCACCGTCCGCCGCACGGAATTCCTGCTTGATGCGGTCAAGCTGTGTGGCGGTCGAAGCCAGAAGATTAGGGACATAATCGCCGACCTCGATCTGTACCGTGTATCGGTAAAACGGATTGTATGTCATGCTGACGATGCGGGTGTTGACATTGATGCCCATCGGCGTGTAGGTGATGTTCACCTCATCGCCAGCCTGCAGATCAGCCATCTTGAACAGCGAAATCGAGTAGGACGCGATATTCTCACGGGAATCGATGGTGACGGACAGGTTGGTCACGTTTTTGCCATCCATGAGAACCTTCCGGGTGGTACTGCCGCGATGCTTGCGGAGGTTGATCTTGTATCCATCGTATTCTACCTCGCACCCGCAGGCATCGATGAACCGCATGAGCGCATTCCGGCGGTTGAGCGTACCCTCGGTGAAGTAGCATTCGATCCGTCCGGTTGCCTCGCAGACTCCGATGGAGAATGGCGTGTCATCGAGAAGTTCATGAAGACCTTCCAGCGGTGTACCTTCAAAAACGAAGGTGACGAGGTTGTACTGTTCGTCGTTCAGCAGATAGGAGATATGTTCACATTCCGCAGTGGTGACGGGGAATCCGTCCGTGATCTGCTTGGATACTCGGACGATGTTGTAATACTGACCGTCGAGTTCGGCAATCATCCCAGGATTGAAGGAGGTGGAGCGAGATGTCAGTGTTGAGAAGGATAAGGTACGTTCGCCTGAAAGATAGTCAGAAAGAGATGCGTATAATACACGATGATGGACGTTTATTTCTATCCCTAAGGATGTGAAAATTTTTATTGACATCTTTAATATTTACCTCTAAATCTTTGATGAAGCCACGTAAAAACAAGTAATATTCTTGTATTTGCAGTGATAAAGTGATATAATTAATCTTGAAGATAATAATTCAAGTCGCATTTGAGGGATATCTATGAATTCTATTGGTGATTATCTGAATAATGTTTTTTGTAAATTCAAGACTTATGTTGAGTCAAACACAGCGCCAAAATTTTGTGAATTTAAGACTGTAAACTATGATTTGAATGCTTTTCCAAACTATAATGACACACATATTCAAGAGCTGTACTTGTTAAGATATGCGTTTGCGTACGCTTTTGAATATAAATCGATGTATAAAAAAATCTTTACAGAATCTGTTTCGTTACTACCAGAAACAATAAAAATATTATCTATTGGATGTGGAAATGGTATCGACTATTGGTCTGCTGCACAAGCTGTCGATATGGTCAAACCTGAAATCAAGATAGATTATACTGGTGTTGATAAATGTAAATGGAAATATAGACCAGAAAAACGCGAAGTTGACACCTTTAGGATTGATAATAGAAATGCAATTGATTATTTTCGAAAGTGTAAGGAACTTGATTATCATCTAATAGTTTTCCCAAAATCAATAAGCGAATTTGATGATGCCTTATTGGGAGAATTGTGCGCCGAACTAAAAAAGATAAAAATCACCAGACCATATTTGCGGTTATTATTCTCTATAAGAGAAAACAGCAATAATATGAATGAGGACTTAGAAAAAATCGATTTAATTGTAGATGCGTTTTGTAATAACAGTACAATAAGATTGATGCCAAAGAATTATCATAAAACAAAATGTTATTTTGTGGGTGATAAGGGGATTATATCTTATGATAGTTGCTTTAGATATCCAGATGACATCTTATTGTATTTAACAAACTTGCATTCGTGTTGTCCCAATTTCAAAAAACACGGTACATCCTGTAATGATTGTAATGTTGCGAAACTTGATCGTAGACCAATTTTAAAAGCGAGCCATATAAGGACAAAAATAGTGTATTTGACGGAAGGAGAATAAATATGATTATAAGTGCGAGTAGACGAACAGATATTCCGTCGTATTATTCAGAGTGGTTTTTTAATCGAATAAAAGAGGGATTTGTATATGTTCGGAATCCGATGAATATCCATCAAATAGGGAAAATATCTCTATTGCCAGATGTCGTTGATGGTATAGTTTTTTGGACAAAAAATCCCATTCCAATGATCGATAGACTTGATGAGATAAAAAACTATATATATTACTTTCAATTTACATTGAATTCCTACGGTAAGGATGTGGAACCCAATATTCCCTCAAAGAATGATGTGATTATTCCTGCATTCAAGCGGCTGTCACAGAAAATAGGAAAGGATCACGTAATATGGCGTTATGACCCTATTTTCATTAATGATAAATACACCGTAGAGTATCATTTGAAATATTTTGAATTGCTTGCCAATAAACTTGCAAAATATACTGAAAAGTGTACGGTCAGTTTTGTTGACTTATATAGAAACACTCAACGTAACATGGCACATTTAAATATGACAAGCATCTCAGCAGAGCAAAAAGAGGAAATGATGGAGCGCTTCGCCGAAATTGCCGCCTCACATGGTATATATATTGATACTTGTGCAGAAGATATTGATTTGAACAAATTCAACATTACACATGCACGTTGCATAGATAAAGATAGATTTGAAAGGCTCGGGGGATATACCTTAAACGTAGAAAAAGATAAAAACCAACGATCAGAATGTGGATGCATAGCAAGTATTGATATTGGTGCTTACAATACCTGCAGAAATGGTTGCTTGTATTGTTATGCCAATTATAATCAACCAATTGTCATTAAGAATTCGTCTCAACATGATCCAAATTCCCCCTTATTATTCGGTGAAGTATCGGAAACAGATGTTATAAAAACTAGAGAAGTAAAATCATGCCGCACCTGCCAAATCAATATCTTCTAATTGAAACATCACCTCATCCCCAAATTCCGCACATACACCGCATTCTGCGACCACTGGATCTGTGACAGCACCCGCGCCAGCGTGATCCCGTCAATGGTCAGCGGAATCGTCACATTAAACGCCTGACCCGAAGCCATTCTGCCCGGTTCGATGTCCCCGATGCTTGCATCCACATCGAAATCGGACGGGATGGCTTTCTGCATATCCTCCTCGACCTGCTTCATGGCATCCACAAAACCGACACCAATCCCGGCACCCATATTCTCGCCGATCCCGGCAAATACTGTGGAGGGAGAGTGAATACCCAGCAGGGATTTCACACCGCTGACCACATTGTCCACCAGTTTGGATGCCTGATCGTACAGCCACGACGCCATGCTCATGATGCCTTGTCCGATGCCCTTGATCATGTTCACACCCACATCCACCAGATCGGGAATTCCTTCAGTGAACGCCCGTACAATACTCGTGATGATCTGCGGAATCACGCGGATGATCTCATTTATGATCTGCGGCAGATTCTCGATGATTGCCGTGAACAGCTTGATGCCCGTTTCGACGATGAGAGGGATGTTTTCGACGAACGCATTGATAATCGCCGTGATGATTTCGGGAATCGCCACGATGATCATTTCGATAATCTCCGGCAATGCCTGAATCAAAGCCACAAGCAGGTCAATACCCGCCTGCACGATCAGCGGGAGTCCTTCCAGTAAAGCCGTGACAATCCCTTCGATGATCTGCGGCAGGACGGCCAGAATGGTTTCGATGATTTCCGGTAACGCCTCGACCAGTGCGGTCAGAAGCTGAATCCCGGCTTCTATGATCTGCGGAATCGCCGATACGATGAATTCCACGATGGATGTGATGAGTTCCGGCAGTGCCTCAACAAGCTGCGGAATGGAGTCAAGAATCCCCTGTGCCAGACCGAGAACAAGTTCCAATGCGGCATCAAGCAGCATCGGCACATTGTCGATGATCGTCTGTACCACCATCGTGACCATTTCGACTACGGCGGGAATCAACTCCGGCATGGCTTCTGCGATACCGCTTGCGAGGGTTGCTACCATCTGAATTGCCGCTTCTACCAGAGAGGGAAGGTTCTCCACAATCGCATCCGCAAACATGGCCACAAGCTGAACGGCGGCTTCCGTAATTCCGGGAAGTGCGGCGATCAGTCCGTCAAGCAGGGTGACAATAATCTCCGACGCACACTCCACTAGCATCGGCAGGTTGTCCGTAATCGCTCCGCCGAGCTGCATAACGATTTCCATGCCGACCTGCACGAACTGCGGAATCTGCTCCATCAGGATCGAAACAATGCTTCCGACAGTGTTCCCGATGACCTCACTGATCTCACCAAAGTCCGATCCTGCCGCCGCGATACCCGAAGTAAATTCCCCGAGCAGTTGGACACCGGAATCCGCGAGAGTCTGCAGTTCCGGAAGAAAGACGGTTCCGAGAACGCGCTGTGCCGCCTCCGAACCTTGTTTCAGTCTTTGAACAGCATCGTCGAACTCACCGAGTTTGGAAATACTGTCCTCACTGAGTACCGCGCCCATCTGTTTCGCTTCTTCGGTCAGTGCCGCGATCCCTTCGGAACCCTGTGCAATCAGCGGATTGAGGGCCTGCGCACTTTTGCCGAACAGCTGCATGGCAATGGCATCCCGTTCCGTCTCGTTCGCCACACCAGCAAGAGCGTCAATGACCTCCCAGTAAACCTCCTCGCTGTTCCGGAGCGTCCCGTCTGCATTGGTGATGGAAACACCCAGTTTCTCATAGGCTTCAGCGTATTTCGCGGAACCCTCGGCGGCGTTTGCCATGGATTTCACGTTCTTCGCCATCGAGCCTGTGAGCGTTTCCAGAGATACATCCACAAGGTCGGCGGCATAAGCGTACGCCTGCAGGTTTTCAACACTCATGCCCGTGACCGTGGACTGCGTGATCATCTCGTCCGCATA